AGGTAGTCAGCCGCCCAAATCACAGAACCTGTCTTACCTGTACCTTGTTCGTTCAAGCAGAAAGCTCTTGGGTGCAGGGTCAAGAATGATGCAGTAGTTTTTTGATGGTCAAACGGCTTGTGTAGTCCAGGCCAGTTGTACTGTCCCACAATAGGTGATGGGATGTTTTTTATTTGTAGGTTCTTTAATACTTGGGCTTCATCTAAGCCCCACTTAACTGCGACTTTGTTTTCGCCAATAACTTTGCTTTTTGGTATCACCGTTGTAACCCTGTTGGGGTTGCGCAAGTTCAATACAAGCACCTTGTTATTTATGATTTCCACTACTTCTCCACGACACGTATCGGGTGAAAGTGGTCTCCCACGTTCACCCATTTATTAATTTTCAAATTTTATTCTAGTCTTACTACTACAAAAAGCAAGTGTTTTTTAAACTTTTTTCTTGCGTTCACGCTTGCTTGTTTCTGATACTAAATTGCTCTTGCTATCACGTTTAAAACTACGGTTCTTACTAGGTGTTGTGATGTATGTACCATCACTGTTCTTACCACCTTTGTCCATAGCTTTGCGGTGTGCTATATCTTTGCCTTCTCTCGCATCAGCCTTGCCGTTACCGTTGGCATCAGGTAACTTCTTATCTACAGAACGTCTAGCACGTTGACGTTCCATGCGGTTATCGTGTTCCCCACGAGCCTTTTGTTGCTCGTATTCTTTCTTGTAGGGTCTAGGTTTATTTACGTACGGCATTTCAGTTCCTTCCGTTGTGCGGACATTCCATAACTAGGCAGTGCTTCTTGCAGAGTCCGCTAGGGCGAGGATTCCATATGTCATTCTCATAGGCAAATTTCATCCTGTTGTACTCCGCCAACCATCTAGTCCACATCTTATCCTGATTTTCGATGTTGTACGAGTCTTTTATGAAGTTTTTGCTTATTACGAAAAGCAACCCTGCCTTGACCTTCTTGACTTGTGGGAAGTGCTTGAACACGGCTAAAGCCATCAGTTCCAACTGATCGGTATCGGCATACTTGGCAGACTTACCTGTCTTGTAGTCTAAGCACCGTGCCTCATCCCCATTGATAACTAGCAGGTCGGCTACCCCTCTCCACCATACCTCGGGGTCTTTGAATCCGCATGGTTCAAGATTGGCAGTTAGCCCCATCTCGTACTCGCATAGCTTCTCACCTTCCAACTGTTTAAGGTTATCTAAGGCACTCTTAACAAACCCGAATTGTGGGGGCAGTGGTACGTCATCACGTACGTAATGTTCAGCCGCCGAATGAAACTCTTTACCATAGACGATTGCATCTGTCGGGGGTTCTTTAACATCCTTGACCACACGTAAGTGGTAATACTTCTTAGGACATTGGTCAAACAACTTAATGCTTGAATACGACCACGCAGGTAGTTTCATTTACGCAACTCCTTAAGTATGCACTCTAATCGGAAAACAATAAGCACCAAGCAAATCAAGATAGCCCAACTCATTCGTCGCACCTCTCAACCAAAGCCGCATAGCCACAGATATCCACAACAGAATCTCTGTGTGTTTGGTCATTCGCTAATCTGGCTGCTTTCAATAGGATCATCATAGTGGCAACATCTTTAGCGTTTAAATCACGCTCACCCACCGCAGTAAGATAGGCATTCCACATTTGGGCAATCGTGTTGAGATTCTTACTTGGTTTGCCGTAAGTTTTTTCTCTGTCGCCATAGATGATCTTATGGGCTTCTTTGAGTACCGATAAATCTTTTTGGTCTTCATTCATTTAATCCCCCCTCGTAGGTATCCAAGCTCTAACTGTCGTACTCATCAAACGCATTTCAACTTGTGCATTTATACAGTGGTCGTATGCCTCTTGAAATTTGTTATGCACCAATGCCTCGTGCGCCAACTTTAAATTTTTCATGGCTTCTAAATATGCAGGTGAATAGTCAACCTTGTTGTTCATCTTTTGTCAGTCCTCTTATTTGGTCAATGATTGGTACTAGGATATCGAAATCGTATTTGACTCGCCAATCCATATATAGTTTTGATCTCTGTGCCTCACGTTGTCGGTATTCCGCCCGTGCAACAATTTGCCTAACTCTACCTAGACTGATGCCAAGCATTTCGCCAATTTGTTTATACGTCTTACCTTCCGCCCTTTGTTTAAGCACAAACTCAACTCTAGCAGTCTCCATAGCTTTTCCCATATCCTGATTCACAGTTAACAGGTAAGCCTTCCGCCCAGTCAGGCGTCCACCGCATACATTCTTCAACATATGCTTGTGCTTCCTTGGCTTCGTCTTCAGGGGCGATACATGCGATAGCATCATGCACAGTCAACACCACAGGGTATTTCTTTGAAACCTTAATCATTTGTTCCCCGATGATGCAACGAGCAATCGCTTGGCACACGTTCTCGATTACCTTACCGCCGTATATCTTATTCCAACCATACCGAGTTTTGTATTGGTACTGAATACCCTTGTCATCTCTAGTAGGAATCAACCCATCGTAACGTAGCAACAACCCACTTGGCATGCGTATCGCTCGCTCTGCTGGTACAAGCCCCAATACACCATCACGTCCTAAAGATGTTACTGAGTCCTTCGTTAATGCTTCCAGGGCCAATTGTGCTTGGCGCCATAGTTGGACTATATAAGGATACGTATCTCGGTAAACTTGGATGATATGCCTAGCTTCGCCCTCAGTAACCTCAGCGCCAAAGGTCTTGAGTTGCGCCCTGAATTTCTGCGCACCCATGCCGTATCCTGCTCCAAGAATCGTCGTCTTGCCGACGAACCTTTCTTCCTTGGTAATTTCGCTAACATCCTTCCCATAGATAGCAGATGCCATGATTTTGTATACGTCCTTGCCATCTCTAAAAGCCTCCACTAAATCGTTCTGTCCTGATAACCAAGCAAGCACACGTGCTTCAATCTGACTTGAATCGGCATCAAGAATCACATAGCCTTCGGGTGCTTCGATCGCCTTCTTTAATTTACCTGCGTTGTCACCACGACTCGGTAGGTTTTGCAAGTTTAGGGAATCACTACCACCCCACCGTCCTGTGTGCGCCGCATAATATTTTAGGGGCACTGGCATCAATCCTCTTTTGGCAATCCCGATGAATCGATCTGTCCTAGTTTCTTCAAGGGTTGACTTAGTTCCCATACGGGCGGCAACAAGAGCCTGCACTCTCACATCAGGATGTTCAGCCAAAGCCTTAAACTCTTCGTCGTTCTTAGCCAGTGCGTAGGTTTCTTTCCCAGTGGTCGGACTGATCTTCATAGGCACAGACACACCAAAAGATTCTAGTAGCGTAGCAAACTTCGGGTTAGATGCTAACTCGCCCTTGTCTTCTATTCCAGCCTCGACAAGTAGCTTCTCTTTCTTCTCCTTAATATCTGTTAGGTGCATTTCTAACAAGTTCAGGTTCAGGTCTAGTTTCGGTTGGCAGAACATACGCAGGGTCAAATCAATCAGCTTAAGTTCTTTCTTAGGAAAGCCCCTGTTCATCATGATATTGAATAGCTTGTGTGTGAGTTCCACGTCATTGATACAGTAGTCGCCGTAGCGTTCTAGGTCTTCGGGTGTGAAATCAATTCGGTTCTTACCCGATGCGTTCAGCACTTCCGTGCCTTTCTCACCAATCTTGTAGCGTTCAGTCAATGCACCCAAACTAGCACCCACCTCTACCCCATGCAGGGCACGACCCATGCACAATGTGTCTAGGTAAATCTTCGGGTATATGCCAAAGCGTTCGGACAGAATAAATCCATCGAACATCATATTGTGTGCAAGCACTCCTGAGTTCTCCCAGTCAAAGGTCTGTAGCCATGACTTAATCTGTTCATGTGTGCCACTACCCCACTCGGTTTCGCCATCGTTAACCTTGATTGCTACACCGATGACTTCAAATCGATCACTCCGAACATACTCCTCAGTTGTCAGCTTAGATAAGCTGAACGTGGACTTTTCATAGAAAGTCTCAAAGTCTATTGTTATTAGGTTCACTTGTTCTCCTGTAACCTTTTATTTTCTTCTTCCAAATGTGCCATGTAACTAGCAACAATCTGTGTCAACATGTAAAGACGTTTACCATCATCACTAGATAACTTGCCAGCGAGTTTGCCTAGGTTGAAGAATGCTTCGTTAGCATCTTCCTTTGTAATTTTTGGGCTAGTCATTGTTTTCTAACTCCCGAATCTTTCTTTTTAGTTGTTGTATCTGTTCATTCTGAATGCGTAGTTGGTTACACAACATCTGCTCTGTATCTTCTTTATCTTGCATCTGCACCCACCCTACAAATGGGATTGGTTCAATGGTTACGCTTACGTCTTGTGTTGCTTTTTCTCTATCTT